GCCAAATTTATATATTGAACATTGGCACAACGACCAACCTGGCGAGACATCATGCCAAGTAAACCGACACAATTCAGAGTGACCACGCGCCCGCGTATGGAACTCAAAAGCAAGGCGAAGCCCGTGCCGCGTCAGACGATGGCGCGCGGCATTCGCGATACCTGGCGGTGGAAGAAATACAGCAAGCGGATGCGCACGACCTACCCGCTCTGCATGGCACCTTTTTGCAAACAGCGCAAAGCGGGGCAATGGCCGGCGAGCAAGTCGGTGCATCATATTCAGCCGCTCGCCCGCGCGCCGCAACTGGCATTTGAGGAGGGCAATACCGTGCCGGTTTGCGATCAGTGCCACGGATGGATAGAAGCAATCGAGCGGCGCGGATATGAGACCGCGCATCTTTTTGAAAACTGGGAAAACGAACAGGGAAAATAACATGGGCAGGCAACGAATACCGAAGGCGATACTAGAGGCGCGCGGGAGTCGCATCACGAAATACGGCGACCAGCGAACCGGCGACAATCGCGAGCATGAGTTGCAGGCGCCGGTGTGCAAACCGCGCCGACCTGCCGGGTTGTCATCTTACGCGGCGCGCAAGTGGCGCTACCTAGTCGGCAAGCTGATGGAATTGCGGATACTGTCAGAAATCGATGGCGACGCGCTCGCGCGCTACTGCCGCGAACTCGCCCGGTATCGTGATCTAGAAATCGCCTACGACCGGCACGCGGCCGAAATGGCCAAGACGCCGGTGGCCGATCGATGGCACGATAAAGACTTAATCACTCTGATCCACAAGTCATCGACCCGCTGCGACCAGCTAGGCGGGCGCTTCGGGCTATCGCCGGCCGACCGCACAAAGATTCAAGCCGAGAAACCACCGCCGGAGAAGAAGAAGAAAGCGCGGCCGGCAGGCCAGGCGCGGCTATCGATGCTAGATGGCAAAGTATCAAAGGCGTCAGGAAGTGATTGACACCCGTCAATATTTGAGCGGCTACGATGCGGGGCGCGATGCGAAAGGATTCTACTTCGATCCAGCGCGCGCGGCGCACGCGATCGATTGGATAGAAGAGCATTGTACTCACGTCAAGGGATCGCTCGGCGGTGACCCGTTGTACCTGGAACCCTGGCAGCAGGCGCTAGTCGGCACGCTCTTTGGGTGGTACTCGGAGCAGACGCACCTTCGGCGATATCGTGAAGTGCTGCTATACATCCCGCGAAAAAATGGCAAAACACCGCTGGCGTCTGCGATCGGGCTATATGTGATGGACAACGACGGCGAGCCAGGATTTGAGGCAATCAGCGCAGCAGGAACAGCAGACCAAGCGAGCCTCGTTTATGATTGGATTTGCGGCATGATTCGCAACGACGAACACCTGGCAAGCCGCTACCGAATCTACAAAACACCTAAATACATCGTGCCGCATTTCGACCCGTCAAGCCGCTACAAGGTCTTGAGTGCGGACGCAGGATCGAAACACGGCGGTAACGTAAATTTGGCACTTTTCGACGAGCTTCACACTCAACCTGACCGCGAACTCTTCGACGTGATCGCGACCAGCACCGCAGCGCGCCAGCAACCGCTATTTATCAGCCTAACAACTGCCGACACTTTGCGCGAGCGTTCTATCTGCAACGAAAAGCTGGCGTATGCAAAAGCAGTCATAGCCGGCACTATCGAAGACGCCACCTTTTTGCCGGCGATATTCGCGGCGAATCCAAAGGCAAATTGGCGCTCGCTGAAAGTATGGCAAAAGGCGAACCCGAACTATGGCGTCAGTCTACAGCCGGAATACGTCAAAAAAGAGATCGCGAAGTGCGAAGTGACGCCGTCGCTGATCCCGAATTTGAAACGCTTTCATCTCAACATTCAGACCGGAGCCGCCGATAATTGGCTGCGAATGGAAGATTGGAAAGAATGCCCGAAAGAGTGCGAGTTTACCGGCCCGGTCTTCGGCGGGCTGGACCTGGCGCAGACTGACGACATCACCGCTTTCGTGCTGTACTGGCCGGAGACTAGCGCGATGCAATGCAAGTTCTATTTGCCCGAAGATACTGCGAGCCTACCGAGTCGGCGCCACTATCAGCCCTGGATCGAGTCGGGCGCGCTGACTATCACCGAGGGCAGCGTGACCGACTACATGCAGGTTCGCGAGGACATCGTGCGCGCAAACGATGAGTGGCAACTAGCCGCGCTCGGCTACGATCCGTACAACGCAAACGAGATCGCGACCGCGCTCTACAATGACCACGGCGTCCCGACTGTTAACGTCGGTTTCACGATGCGAAATGTATCAGAAGCATCGAAGAAAATAGAGGCGCAGGTACGGCGCCGGAAGTTACAGCACGGGCATAACCCGGTAATGAATTGGATGGCCGGCAACTGTTGCGTGCGCACGGACTTCGGCGGCAATATTCAGCCGAGTAAAAAGTATTCAGCCGGCAAAATTGACGGCATCGCGGCACTGGTCACCGCGCAAGCGGTCGCAATCAATCAGCCGGACCTCAAAAGTATTTATGAAGAGCGGGGGATGATATCAATATGATTCAAAAACTTACACCGATTGGCGCATTGCTTGCAATATTTGGCGGCATTGCGTATAGTTATGATATAGCGGCGGCTTTTGTAGTAGTCGGGGGATTGATCTGGGTGGATTTAACGATAGAGGGCATAAGTAGCCGACATGGTGATCAGTAGACTTTTCACGCGCGCGAGTCTCGAAAATCCGAGCGTATCGCTGGCAGAATGGGACGACGAAACGCTCACCGCATCGACCGGCGAAAAAGTGACGCACGCGGCCGCTTTACGACTGCCGCCCTTCTTCCGCGCTCTGGATCTGATCAGCGGCGACATTGCCAAGCTCCCGCTGAACGTCTATGCGCGTGCCGGGGATGGCAAGCAGCGCGCAACCGGGCATCAATCCTACAATCTGCTGCGATACAAGCCGAACGCAGATCAGACCGCATTCGCGTTCAAACGCGCGCTCGCATACCAGGCACTACTCGGCAACGCATACGCGCTGATTGAGCGCAGCGATACCGGGCGCGTGCAATCGCTGATGCTACTCGACGCCAAGCGCACGCACCCAGTAAGGATGGGCGGCGAGCTATGGTACGTCTATGAGACTGACAAGGGCGGGCGCATGAAATTTGAGCGCAGCGAGATACTGCACATTCGCGGACTCGCTTGGGATGGCGTCACCGGCCACAATACTCTCGACGTGATGCGCGAGACTCTCGGCGCCGGGCTAGCGGCTCGCAAGTACGGGTCGCGATTCTTCGCGAATAACGGGCGACCGTCAATGATCCTGGAGCATCCCGGTAGCTTTCGCAATAAAGACATTGCCGACCGACTGCGCAAGGATTGGGATCGGATTCACAAGGGACTCGACAACGCGCACCGCGTTGCCATCCTCGAAGAGGGCATGAAGGCGCGGCCGATCACCGGCAGCGCCAAAGATTCGATGCTGATCGAGGCTAGCGAATTTTCGCTTATCGAGGTCGCCAATTTCTTCGGAATCCCACCGCACAAGCTAGGCCACACCGCGCGCACGTCATACAGCTCACTTGAGCAAGAAAATCAGGCGTACCTAGATCAGTGCCTGGACCACTGGCTCGTGCAGATCGAGCAGGAATGCCGCGACAAGCTGATCACCGAGCGGCAGAAAACGACCGACTCACACGTCATCGAGTTTAACCGCGAGGCGCTAATCAGCGCGGACATGGCGAGCAAAGCCGACTTCTTCCGCACCGCACTAGGCGGCGCGCCGTGGATGACGATAAACGAAGTCCGCAGCAAGCTCAACATGGCGAGCCTCGAAGACATCGGCGCCGAACTGATTCTTCCGAGCAACAATTTTCAGCAGGCGCTAGATGCACCCGAAGAAGAACCGGCGCCGGCACCCGACGAACCGGTGCCGAGTGCGGACGATGACAACCGCGCGCAACTGGTCGCCAGTGCCGAAGCGATGCGCGCGCAAGTAGTCGCGCGGATGACGCGGCGCGTTGCTGGCGACGCGCGCAGAGCATCGAAAGACCGGGCCAAGTTCGCGGCATGGCTCGACGAGTTCGCGGCAAGTCACCGGGGAGTGATAGTCGAAGCGCTCGCGCCAATCTGCGGAATGCTGCGGGCGCTAGGCATCGACACCGACACCGACACCGAAGCCGAGGCGATCTTCGGCCGCTTTTCGGTGCTGGCAGAACACTTAGACGAGCCGGGCGAGATCACGCAACGAGTCGCCAGCTACCTACACGATTTGGAGGATATGCAATGAGCATCGAACGACGATTCACCGCAGCTTGCGAACTACGCAACGCAGAAGACGACCCGCAGAAAATCACCGGATATGCCGCAGTTTATCACCGTGCCGACGATGACGGCACCGAGTACAGTCTCGGCGCGGACATCGTCGAACATATTATGCCCGGCGCGTTTGACGATGCCATCGGGCGGGACGATGTCCGCGCTCTTTTCAATCACGACCCCGATCATGTGCTAGGGCGCAACCGTGCGGGCACGCTGCGGCTAACTGCTGACGCGCGCGGGCTGCGATATGAAGTCGATATGCCCGACACGCAACTCGCCCGCGATCTCCGCGAGTCAATCAATCGCGGCGACATCAGCGGCAGTTCGTTCGCGTTCACGATTCCCGAAGGCGGGCAAGAATGGCGCGAAGATGGCGACCGCGTCATTCGCGAAATTCGGGCCGTCGAGCTGCACGATGTCGGGCCGGTCACCTATCCCGCGTATGAGAGTAGCACTACGCACGCGCGTGCGTGTTACACTAAATGGCGCGAGGGGCGTGCGGTCGAAGACGCACCGGCACCAGCGGCAGAACCAGCACCGGAACCGCAACCGGTGCCAGGCATCCCGGCTGACGTGATCATCGCGACCGCGCGACTGCGCGAGATCGACGCTGCCGAGTAGGCGCGGCAAAAAAAATCCCCAAAAAACGACTTTCGCGCCTTTATGCGCTTGCAATACTACGTTCGGCGCGTATCTTTACCCCATGAACAACGCAGAAACAATCAACAAGGAGGCGCAAGCCATGAACATCAGCAACCCCGAATTTGGCACGATAACCTGGCAGTCATTTAAAACCGCTAACGCTGAATGCTTGACAGTAGCAGAGCTGGCACAGATGGAACGCGAACTGGCGGCGACCGGTCGCACAGCCAGCGAACTAGGCGACATCGTTACGGTGAACGCAGAAACAACCCAAACACAAACAGGAGCAAGCACCATGACTAACCTCGACCCAAAACTAACCGCCGCCCTGCTGGACATGATTGCTGGCCGCAATCCTGGCCGCGCAGGTCGCACTGCGCAGGATTGCGGCTTGTGCGACTACAACCGCTGGGACGGCTGGAAGATTAGCCCGCAGGGGCTTCTCTGGCTCGAACGCGCAGGCGAATAGCCGCCGCGAGTGAATAGCCCTCAGTGCTTCGGCGCTGGGGGCTTTTTTGTGCCGGGGGAAAAAAATCGGCTTTCGCGCCTTTATTGGCTTGCAATACTACGTTCCGAGCGTATCTTTACCCCATGATGAACGCAGCAACAGCCCAAACACAAACAGGATACACCGACATGAAAAACGCCGCACAATCCCTGCTAGCACAGACCTCCGACATTTCCGCCGCAATCGAAATATTGCAAGAAAATCTCAATTCGATTACAACGAACATCAATCCCGATTCGGCCGGCTGGGCCGACGTGGCAATGTTCGCTCATGTCGCTTCTGCCGCCCGCGACATGACCGCCCGACTCAGCGAATCAGAATAAACCGCGAACAACACAAACAGGAGAATGCACATGTATTTCGCAGCCTACAATTCCCAAAATTTCGCCAACACCTGGGACGTTTACGCATTCAGCGACAAGACCGACCGCGACAGTTACGTCGAGGACAACGAGAGCCGCTACACCAGCACCGGCAACCCGATCCAGTGTATGAAGATTCGCCGCGACGAAATCCCGCGTTTCGTCGCCGCCCCGGTGCCGTTCTCCGGCGAATGCCGCTTAATTAACTGGGATCAGCCCGCAACCGGCGAGGCGCACGAGCAGTGTACTGGCGGCCGCGTGACCTGCGGTTATTCCGACGAATGCGGCTACGACACTGAGCGACTCCGCAAGTAGCCACACCCGCCGCGCCCGGCGGCTAAACCGGGCAAAACCCCAAACAGGAGACAGCACCATGGACAACCTCGACAGCTTCATTGCGATGATGCACGACAACGAGCTTAACGCCGCCATCGCCGACACAACGGCAAACGGCAGTACCCGCACACTCGCCGCCCTGCAAGACGAAAAAGCGCAGCGGGACGCCAGCGACTACTGCAACCTGCGCGAACCCATCATCAAGAACTAACCCCACCCGCCAACCCGCCGCGCCCGGCGGCTAAACCGGGCAAATTAACGCCGCAAGTTGCAAACGCGCTTGCGGCGTTTATCTTTTGCAGTCCGGCGCCGTTGCGCTAGGCGCTCCGACATAGGCCGCGAGGCCGCTTAACTTTATCTGCCGTTGCCGATTCGCACGCGCCACCTGGTGCAGCGTATCGGCTTTTTTATGGCAAAAATGGACAGAAAAAATGCCCACCATCAAGCAACTCCAAGAACAGCGCGGCGAAGCGTTGTCTGAAATTCAGCGCCTCCGCGACGTGATCACCACCGAAGACCGCGACTTTTCCGCAGACGAACGCAGCGCCTGGGAAGCCAGCAACGATCACTTCGACCAAGTGAGCGACCGCATCGCGATCATCGAGCGCACCCGCAGCATCGAAGCCGCGCAGCCCATCGTTGACGAGCCGGCAAAAGCCGACGCGCCCGATCTTCGTTCGGTGCTGATGAGCAATTCGCAGATCGACATCCCGCTCAGTCGCACCGCTCCGCGCACCGTCGCAGAAGCTCGCGCCAACTCCACGACGACCGACAGCGAAGGCGGCTACCTGGTGCCGACTACCCTTGGCAATGCCGTGGAAGTCGCGCTGCTCGAATTCGGCGGCGTCCGCGAAGTTGCTACTGTCATCCGCACCGAAAGCGGGGCGCAGATCGATTTGCCCACGGTCAACGACACCGGCAATACCGGCAGCGCCCAAGCCGAGAACTCCGGCCTGTCTACCACCGATGTGGTCTTCGGGGCCAAGTCGCTGAACGCCTACAAGGTCTCCAGCGATCTGGTCAAGATCCCGTTCGAACTGCTCCAGGACAGCGCCTTCGACTTGGCTAGCCTTCTCGGTCGCCTTCTCGGTGAGCGTATCGCTCGCAACGCTTCGGCGCTGTACACGACCGGCTCGGGATCTTCGACCGTCAACGGTGTCGTCACCGCTTCTGCTGCCGGCGTCACTGCTGCCGGTGCTGCCGCGATCACCAGCGATGAACTCGTCGATCTTTTCCACAGCGTTGATCGCGCATACCGTCGCAACGGGACCTGGATGCTGAACGACAGCACCGCGAAATATGTTCGCAAGCTGAAGGACAGCGACTCTAACTACTTGTGGCAGCCCGGTCTGAGAATGGGCCTGCCGGACACGCTCTTCGGCGCTCCCGTCATCACCAACGACGACATGGCTGAGATTGCCACCGGCAACAAGACCGTGCTTTTCGGTGACTTCTCGCGCTACTACATCCGCGATGCCGGTGCCGTGCGACTCATTCGCCTGAACGAGCGTTTCGCCGATTCCGATCAGATCGGCTGGGTCGCAATATTGCGAACGGATGGCGAGTTGGCTAACGCCGGCACCAATCCCATCAAGCACCTCGTCCAAGCGTAGGCCGAGACAACACACACTGCGGCCCGGTGGAGTTTCCCTCCCTGTACTTCACCGGGTCGCCCCTTCGGGGGAGGAGATGAATATGACGAAGAAAATTAAACTGCTCACCGGACGCTGCGGGCCTGGCGGCTCATTCGCGCCGGGCGAGATCATCGAAGTCGATGCCGACGAGGCCGTGCGGATGCTCGCCAGTGGGCAAGCCGAACCGGTCGCCGCCAAGAAGCCGAGAACTGCAAGCAAGCGCGCGAGCAAGCCGGCCGAATGAGCGAGCTTGTAGGGCGCACCCTCGCCACCGCGCCGACCGGCGAGCCGATTACGCGCGACGAGTGCAAGACATTCGCGCGCATAGACTCGACCGCTGAAGATTCGCTGATCGATTCGCTACTCGTTGCCGCTCGCGAATTGGCCGAAGAGTACTGCGACCGGCAGATCATGCAGGCGACCTACGACCTGACCTATGACGCTTTTCCCGGCGCCGGATTTATAGAGATCCCATTCGCTCCGACATCATCGATCGCCAGCGTCAAGTACATCGACTCAGACGGTGTACAGCAGACGCTCACCGGTGCCGACTATGTCGCTGACGTAGACGTTGACCCGGCGCGCATCTACCTGGCGTACAACGCTACTTGGCCGACCGTGCGGGCACAACGGCACGCGGTCACGGTGCGCGCAGTCGTCGGATATGCTGACGCGGATGAGGTGCCGGATGCGATCAAGACCGCGCTCAAGATGATCGTCACCGCTTGGCTAAATGACCGCGAAGGATGCGGCGCGATGCCCGACGGTGCCAGGCGCATTCTCGACCGTTACCGCTTTCGCTATGGAGCCTGACGATGTCCTGCATGAGTTGCAAAAAGAAGAACGCAGCCCGCGCGAAGCGGCTGACGACGCTCGACCTCACCGATCGCGTAGAGTTCGAGTCACATAGCGACACCTACGCGGACGACGGCAGCATCACGCGCACCTATGCCGTGGACTATGCGCGATGGGGGCGACTAAAGCCGCGCGGCGCCGAGCCTGACCAATTCCGCGAGATCGAGGGGCACACGACCTACAGCGTCGAGGTTCAATATGACGCCACCCTGGCCGCGAATCTTAAGGACACGCACCGGATCGCGCACGACGACGGGCGCTATTTCGACATCTTGCGAATTGAGAACCACGCGCCGGACAAGCTGCTAATCGTCGCGAACGATTACGGTGCCGTGATCGTCACCGACGGACTGCTTCACGACTCAGTTAATTATGACGTGATCCTGCGCAACGAAAAGCGCGCGCAGGAGTACACCGACGCCGGATTGGAAAAGACATTGCGAACCGTCGCCCTGGCGCGCGTTTCTGAGTTCTCGCCGGCGTTCTCGGCGCTAAATGAAGACGTGACCGTTCGCGGCGAAGTGCTGCGCGTGATGGAAGTCGAGAAAGCCGAGCGCAGCGATTGGCTGAAGCTGACGCTTCAGAGGGAGTTTGACTGATGCCGATCAATAGCAAATGGAGTACTGAAGAAGCGGTAGAAAGCGCCTGGAGCTATGCGCTATCGCAGAACACTCAAATCAGCACGCTTGGCGTCAGCACTATTCACCTGGGACAACTGCAAAGCAGCGAGCTCGCGTTTCCTTTCGTGATGGTGAGCGCGGCGAACATCGTGCCGGCAACGCGCAAATTTCACGATAAAATCGAGATAGCTACGACCGAGATTATCATAAAAGTGAGCAAACGAAAAGACCTCACAAAGCAGACATTCTATGACCTCTGCGGCGCCGTTCGCGCGGTGCTGCTCGCTGATGATCTCAAGGCATGGCTAAACAGCGATCTGACTAATCACGAAGTCTATAATGAGCTATATCAACCAGAACTGATTTCGTCCATTGACTCAACTGACGCGCTATATCATGGGCGCACATTTGATGTCGCCATATCAATCGGCCCGGTGACAACATGATCAGCGCAAAAATAACGCAATCCGGCTTGAAGCAGCTCAAGCGCAACCTCAAGCGCGTGCATCGCACCGGCAAATATGGCATTATCAACACAATCCACTTCGGTGCCAAAGATGGAGTTAGAGAACTAGTTAGAAAGACCGGCACGCCGATACAAACCAAGACGCGATATGTATGGGCTGACAAGGCAAAGACCCGCGTGATTGACTTAGGTGCCAAAGGCAAGGTGCCAACGCCCGGCGCCGGGTTCGCGCGTGCGGGATGGGCGCGAGCAGCACAGAAACTGAACATGAGCAGCGCCGCGAAGTATGGCTACGGTCCAGGCTCGGCGGTGGTCAGGCTTAATGCAACGAATCCGATAGTTAGCGCAACTAATAGCGTGTATTATGTTGCCAACATGGACGCGGGGCGCGCCTTGCCAGGCATACCGCACGCAAAAGAGAGTTATCGAGGACCGCACGTTCACGCTAAGTCAAAGGGCATAGTGCGCAAGGGCATGAAAAAAGCCCAAAAAACTTACGACAAACAGATCAAGAAAACGATCCAACGAATGCAATCAAATTGGAGATAGAGCAATGGCCAAAACCACTGATGTAACCTTAACTTTTCCGGTCGCGGTCACTGACTTCGGCACCGTAACAAGCTGGACAGTCACCAGCAGCGGCAAACACATCCTCGGCCACGATGAAGATGGCGAAGTGGACGCCGAGGCATACACCGAGCGCAAATGGGAACTTGACATCGAGGGCGAGTTTGAGGATGG